AAGCAAGTTAAGAACCCACCTTGGTGGAAGACACTAGGAGGTTCTATAGAAGCTGAGGCTATGGAAGTTTTCACTGCGAAGCGTAAGGCAGAGTCCATGCGTAAAGAGTTGAAGGACTATATCAGTTTCACGATGGGGCCATCCGCTTGGGATGAACTAGTGGCTATCGAAGCCAAAATACGTAAACAAAAGAAGGAACAAGAGTACCGTAAAGCTGAACTACAAGAAGCTATAATAACTTGGACAGTAACAAGTGTGCTTCTTGTAATAGGTTTTGGTATTCTAGGTTTCGTAATATACATGGTGAGCTAATGGCTAGACAACTAACAGAAAACCAAATGAAGTTCTTAGAAGTACTGTTTGATGAAGCAGGAGGTGACGTAGTTGCCGCTAAGAAGCTGGCTGGGTATAGTGAGACAACTAGCACAGGAGCCATCGTAGAAAGTCTTAAAGATGAGATTGCAGATAAGACACGTACTTACTTTGCTCGTACTGCGCCCAAGGCTGCTATGGCTATGGTTGGTGCTTTATCTGACCCTACTGAACTAGGTATTCGTGATAAGATGGCAGCAGCTAAAGACTTGCTTGATCGTGCAGGTTTAGGTAAGACAGACAAGATTGACGTAGGGTCAAGCAGTGGTGGGGTATTTATTCTGCCATCCAAGGAAGGTAAGAACGAGTAAGTATGAGCCGTGAATCTTTGGGGTATTGGGAGTTACCCAAGCCACACAAAGGTGAAGAGAGACAGTGGCACGTAATAGCTAGAACAACACGCACAGTGCCTTTTGGATACAGAGTACACCCTGACAACGAAAACTTATTAGAACCTATACCAGATGAACTAGAAGCTTTAGAGCTTGCAAAGCGACACCTAAAGCAGTATAGTTACAGAGAAGTAGCTATATGGTTATATCGAGAAACTGGTAGATACATCTCACATATGGGTTTAAAGAAAAGGGTAGACATTGAGCGAAGACGTAAGAAAGCAGCTACAATTAAGCGCAAGCTTGCCAAGCGGCTCGAAGAAACGCTACAGGAGATCAAGAGGCTCGAAGAAGAAAATATTGGAGCCTACCGAATCATCCCCCCAGACGATTGAGCCTGTAGTAGAAGTTGTAGCAGCACAAGTAAAACCTGTTGAGTTTGATGTTGACACTGCACAAGAAGTAGTGTTTAAACCAAACCCAGGACCACAAACAAACTTCCTAAGCGCATCTGAAAGGGAAGTATTGTATGGTGGGGCGGCTGGTGGTGGCAAATCATATGCGATGCTAGCTGACCCACTTCACGGTTTAAATGACCCTAACTTTAGTGGTCTACTTGTACGTCATACTACGGAGGAGTTACGTGAACTTATTCAAAAGAGTCAGGAGCTTTATCCTAAAGCCGTTCCAGGTATTAAGTGGTCTGAAAGAAAAAGTCAGTGGATTAGTCCTAGGGGCGGTAGACTTTGGATGTCGTACTTGGACAAAGACATGGACGTTACTCGTTACCAAGGTCAAGCGTTTAACTGGATCGGGTTCGACGAACTAACACAGTGGCCTACCCCATATGCTTGGGATTACATGAGGTCACGTCTACGTAGTGCACACAGTAGTAACTTAGGTCTGTATATGCGAGGCACTACAAACCCTGGCGGTGCTGGACATCAATGGGTTAAGAAGATGTTCATTGACCCAGCGCCAGCAGGTAAACCTTTCTGGGCTACAAACATTGAGACAGGTGATACTATCACGTTTCCTAAAGGTCATAGCCGTGAAGGTGAACCTCTGTTCAAACGTAGATTTATTCCTGCTAGTTTGTTTGACAATCCATACCTAGCAGACACTGGTGACTACGAAGCAATGCTTCTATCACTACCAGAGCATCAGCGTAAGCAGTTGCTAGAAGGTAATTGGGATATTAACGAAGGAGCAGCGTTCCCTGAATTTAACAGAAGCATACACGTTGTGGAACCTATCGACATACCTGACTCCTGGCCTAAGTTTAGAGCTTGCGACTATGGTTACGGCTCCTACACAGGAGTACTTTGGTTCGCTGTATCACCAAGTGAACAACTGGTTGTCTACAGAGAGCTTTATTGTTCTAAGGTTACAGCTACAGATTTAGCAGATATGATTCTAAACGCAGAGTCAGAAGATGGAACTATCAGGTACGGCGTGTTAGACTCGTCCCTCTGGCACAAAAGAGGTGATACTGGCCCGTCACTAGCAGAGCAGATGAACATGAAGGGCTGCAGATGGCGTCCTTCTGATCGCTCTCGTGGCTCAAGGGTAGCAGGTAAGAACGAGATTCACCGCCGTTTGCAGGTGGACGAGTTCACTGAGCAACCCAGATTGGTGTTCTTCTCCACCTGCACCAACACAATAGCTCAGATACCAGCTATACCTTTAGACAAGAAGAACCCTGAAGACGTGGATACAAACTCTGAAGACCACTTGTATGACGCACTACGTTACGGTATAATGACTAGACCCCGTAGTTCTATATGGGATTTTAACCCAGCAAAACAAAACTCTGGCTTTCAGATGTCAGACTCAACTTTTGGATACTAAGTAAATGGCAGAAATAGACGATCTTTCCTTCGAGACAGACGAAGTAGTAGCAGCCGAATCAAGTGAAGATAAACTGTTTGGCAGCTTAAACAGTATCGTTAACTTTGTTACCCAGCGCTTTAAGCGTTCTGAAGATGCACGACTTAATGATGAAGAACGTTGGCTACGTTCATATCGTAATTATAGAGGGATATATGGCCCAGATGTACAATTCACATCTAGTGAAAAGTCTAAGGTATTTGTTAAAGTTACTAAGACTAAGACCTTGGCAGCATATGGACAGATAGTAGACGTACTATTTGGTAACAATAAGTTCCCATTATCTGTTGAACCATCAGTTCTGCCAGATGGTGTAGCAGATTCAGTACACATCAATGTTGATCCTAATGCTGGCCCAGCGCAGGGTGCACTATCAGAAGCGTTTGGTAAAGAACCTACTAGACCTTACTTAATTGGCCCAGATACTAAACTAGAACCTGGTGACACACGTACTACATTAATGAAACGCTTAGGTGGTATGAAGAATAAGCTAGCACCTGTAAGCGATAAGATCATTGAAGGTGACGGTACAACACCTACTACTGTTACATTCCATCCTGCTATGGTAGCAGCTAAGAAGATGGAAAAGAAGATTCATGATCAGTTAAACGAGTCAGGTGCATCTAAGCATCTACGTAGTATGGCTTTCGAAATGGCACTGCTTGGTACAGGTGTTATGAAAGGCCCGTTTGCTATTGATAAAGAATATCCTAATTGGGACGAAGAAGGCGACTATGATCCACTAATCAAGACTGTACCTTCTACTAATCACGTCAGTGTGTGGAACTTCTATCCTGACCCAGAAGCTACAAGTATGGATGATGCTGAGTATGTAGTAGAGCGTCATAAGATGTCACGCAATCAGCTACGTGGACTACGTGGTCGTCCTTACTTCATGGATGACTCTATTCAGTTAGTAATTGATAAGGGTCCAGACTATGTGCGTAAGCACTGGGAAATGAAGATGGAAGATGATGATAGTCATCCTTCTGATACTGAGCGCTGGGAAGTACTAGAGTTCTGGGGTTTTGTTGATACAGACATCCTAGAAGAGAACGGTATTGAGATACCTCGTGCACTACGTAACTTAGCTGAAGTAAATGCTAACATTTGGGTTTGTAATGGTGAGATAATCCGCTGTGTACTAAATCCATTTAAACCATCACGTATTCCTTATTACTCTGTACCATATGAGCATAACCCTTACAGCTTCTTTGGTGTAGGTATTGCTGAGAATATGGATGATACACAAACATTGATGAATGGCTTCATGCGAATGGCTGTTGACAATGCTGTATTATCTGGTAACCTACTGATTGAGATAGATGAAACAAACCTCGTACCAGGACAAGACTTATCCGTGTATCCAGGCAAGGTGTTCCGTAGACAAGGTGGAGCGCCTGGTCAAGCTATATTTGGTACTAAGTTCCCCAATGTGGCTGCAGAGAATATGCAACTTTTTGATAAAGCCCGTGTTTTGGCTGACGAAAGTACTGGATTCCCAAGCTTCGCCCACGGGCAAACAGGAGTATCAGGAGTGGGTCGTACCGCTAGTGGCATTTCTATGCTTATGTCTGCAGCTAACGGCTCTATTCGGTCTGTAGTAAAGAACGTAGACGATTATCTCTTAGCACCTATGGGTCGTGCATTCTTCGCATTCAACATGCAGTTTGACTTTGATGAAGAGATTAAAGGTGACCTAGAAGTTCTAGCTAACGGTACTGAAAGCTTGATGGCTAACGAAGTACGCTCCCAGCGCCTAATGCAGTTCTTGGGTGTAGTACAGAATCCAGCCCTAGCACCGTTTGCTAAGATGGATTACATCATTCGTGAAATTGCTAAGAGCATGGACCTTGATCCAAACAAAGTGACTAACTCTATGCAGGATGCAGCTATCCAAGCTGAGATTCTCAAAGGGTTCCAACAACCTGCTCCACCCCCTCAAGCTGCAGGTGGCCCAGCGCCAGCAGGACAAGAAGGTGCAGCACTACCTGCAGGTGCAGTAGCACAAGATCAGACAGGCGCAGGTGGCGGTACTATTGGTACAGGAGTAGCTCCAGCACCAGGTGAGGAAGGTTTCTCTGGTAATGTCGCTTAAGACTTTCGTAAATAATAAAGCTGAGTGGGATGCATTTTGTACTGAGCTAGATGAAATGATTGAAATGATGCAAAAACGCTTAGAGCAATCAGAACATATTGTAGAGATACATCAAACACAGGGTGGTATTCGTGCCCTGCGTAGACTTAAATACTTAAGGGATAAAGTTAATGGCAAACAATCTTCTTGATGCAATTACTAGCCCATTAACAGGTGAGTATCGTAAAGAAAAACCATTAAGTGTTAAAGCTGCAGATACTGCAGTAAGTCTTACTACTCCTATAGACTCTATTGCTGAGATACAAGCAGAACTACAAAAAGACGAACCTGACTATCTGAAGATTGGTATGTTAGGTGGTGTTGAGGCAATCTCGCTTATTCCAGGTATCGCACCTGCTGCACGTACAATGATCCGTAAAGGTGCTGATATGGCACGACAAACGGATGAAGCTATAGATGTAGCAAGTAGTGTACCTAAAGTAGCTAAAAATAAACCTGAAGAATTTAGTGGTACTATAAGACTACAGCATGGTTATAAAGGAGATAAGCCAACAGAGTTTGTACCACAAGGTCAATACAAAGGTGATAGATACGATTCAGATGGCGGTGTTTTTGGTGGTAAACCTTTATACATGGAAGACCCTAACAACCCTGCTTTTCTAGGAGACAGTCAAGTAATACCTTTTAGCTACGATGATGTTGTTGATGTAGATGCAAGTTTTGATAAAGCTTTTGTTCTTACTCCTGATACAGTAGGTAGCTTTAATAAGCTATTAAAAGATATAGATACTCTAGATGATTCTGTAGGCCCACAGATAGTAGATAAACTAGAAGAACTAGGATATGATGGTTTAATTATTAGAGGCTTTCCTGATCCAACTACTTCTCCTTTAGGTAAACTAAGAGAAGAGCAGTCTAAGGCGCTTAGAGGAGTAGGTAGAGACTTTGAGAAGGGTAGTTCTATTGTACAGGAGTACGCTCCTAAGATAGAGGAATTAAGACGTGCTGAAGGTATTGATGAAATGTTTCAGCAACCTCAAGTATTAGCATTACGTCCAGAACGTCAAAGAGTAAAATCTACACGTCAAGTATCTAATACAGAATATGACGCACGTGTTTCAGCTTTAGACTCAGCAGAAGATGCTAAGACTTGGCAAACAAACGCAGAAGCTCTTGTAAAAGATATGCGTGAAACAAGTCCTACTATCCGTACACCAGAGCTAGAAGAATCAGCAAAAGCATTACGTGATGGTAAGATTACAAGAGAACAACATCTAAAGAACATCAATACATATAAACCTGTTGAGTCTTGGGATGCACTACCTAGAGAGCCTAGCAATAAAGCTACAGTGTTTTCTCTAAAACCTGATCAGCGTGAAAAAGGTAGGTTCATATTACCTGCAGATACAACTGAAGCATTAGGTGTTACACAGTCTGGTCTAAAAGTAGGTGATCGTTTTAATGGACGTTTAGATATTCCTGCTTATCAACGTTTTGATACTTGGATTGTTGCAGGTACATCTAACGCTGAAAAAGGTGTAACACACTACGCCAAAGCTATTCACTACAAAGGTGTAGGTGATAACCCTGTACGTTTTGCTGCCTCACAGAAGAAAGGTGAGAAGATTGGTACAGGTGAAGAAGGTAAAACGGGATATGCTACAGTGTCTGGTGAGATTAAAGACTTAGACGCAGATGCTATCCGTAAAAAAGCTGAAGCCCTTCTTAATGACCCAGAATGGACACAGGTAGGTTTTGACCCACGTAGACAGAGTTCTTTCTATGTAAGGGGTGCAGATAACCGACACGTTCCAGTACGTGAAGCAGATGAAGTAATACAGATTGGGCCTCTGGTTCTTGCTAAGAATGCAAAACTAGATAAAGACTACGCAGGATATGCAGAAGGTGGAGTAGCTATGGACGAACAAATGAATGCGGTATTTAAGTCTACACGAGGTTATGCTCTAGGCGGTGATGTAGAGGTAGACCCTGTGTCAGGCAACGAAGTACCACCTGGTTCTCTACCAGAAGAAGTACGTGATGATATTCCTGCAATGTTAAGTGAGGGTGAGTATGTTGTCCCTGCTGATGTTCTACGTTACTATGGTGTTAAATTTTTTGAAGACCTACGTGCACAAGCTAAGATGGGCTTGGCTGAAATGGATGCTAATGGTCGTATTGGTGGTGAGCCTATCGAAGAAGAAGCAGAAGACGTTGGCATTTCTGATGAAGACCTTATGGTTATCATGGCTCAAGCCCCACAGGAAGAACAAACGGTAGGTGCTGCTAATGGTGGTCTTATGGGATTCCAAGATGGTGGTTTAAACGTTCCTGATTTTTTACAGGAAGAAGAAACAGGCGGTCTTGAATATCGTTCATATGTAAATGCTGCAGGTAATACTATTAGTATTCCTTTCTTTAATAATGAACCTATGGCAGTTATACCTGAAGGTTATTCCCCTGCAGGTGAAGCGGTTGAAGAAGAGGTTGCACCACAGGCTCCACAAGATGATGGCTTTGATGCTGCTTCAGCACAACGTGCTAGAGAAGAGATTGAAAAAGGAAGAGAAGATAAAACTATCGACTTTAACAATCCACAATCTGTAGAGGGTGCAGTAAATACTTACTATTCATCTAAACCTTTACTTGATCTCGCTACTACAACAGGTTTAGGTCTTATTCCTGGTGTTGCTGCTAGTTATGGTATTAAGCAATTAGAAAAAAATAATCTATTAAAAGGTATTAATACTGCAATAGACGAAACAGATGATACTGATATAAAAGAAAAACTAACAGCACAGAAAGAACTTCTAGAAGATAAAGATAAGTGGAAGAAAACTTATGAAAGTAAAACAGAAGGTCTTGGCTTAATGGATCGCTTTAAAGACTTCTTTGATTTTGATCTAGCTGACACAGGAAAACAATATACTAGAAACCCTAAAGAATATTCAACAGATAAAGATTGGGCACAAGGTTCTCTTAATAAGTGGGTAGACGCAACTAACCTTGTTAACTCTGTAAGCCCAGACGATCCAAAGGCATGGAGTGAAGCAATACAAGCTCAAGCAGAAGCAAGTAGAGAAGCTACAGCAGCAGCACAAGCAGCTTCTGGTTGGGGTACTGAAGATTATACACCAAGTGGTCCACCAGAACCCACTGTTTTTAATAGCAGTAATGACGAAAACGAAAAATAATAATCCACATAACTATAAGGCTACCCAGTTATAACTTGACTGGCCCCAACATAAGGAGTAAACAATGGCTGAAGTAGAACAAGTAGAGGTGCACTCCCCAGCGCACATGCGTAATGCAGCACGTATCAATAAAGATGAAGAAGAGCTACGTGAGCTTATGAAAAAAGCTGGTGTAGTACAGGACGATGAAACGCAGGAAGAAACCACCGATAGTGAACCCGATAGCAAAAGCTCTGAGGACACCTCAGTTCAGGATGAAAGTATATCTGAACAAAAAGAGAAAAAGCCAGCTAAAACCAAAGCACAAGAAGAAGATGATACAAACTTAAGCGCTGAAGAGAAAACATTTAAGCAACGCTACGGTGATCTTCGTCGCCACATGCAAGAGAAAGACAAGGAAGTTGCATCTAAGCTAGAAAAACTAGAGAAGCAACTAGAAGCAGCCACTAAGAATGAGCTTGTACTACCCAAGTCAGATGACGAGATTGAAGCTTGGGCTAAGAAGTACCCAGACGTAGCAGGTATCGTAGAAGCCATTGCTACAAAGAAAGCTGACGAGAAAGCTGCATCACTTGATACTCGCCTTAAAGAGATCGAAGAGCTACGCATCACAGCTAAGCGTGAAAAAGCTGAAGCTGAATTAGCTGCACTACATCCAGACTTTGGTGACATTCGTGCAGATGATACATTCCATGAATGGGCTAAAGAACAGCCTAAATGGGTACAAGATGCTTTGTACGAGAATGTAGAAGATGCTAAGTCTGTAGCTCGTGTGATTGACTTGTATAAAGTTGACAAAGGTATCACAGGCAAAAAGACATCAAGTAATGACAAGGGTGCTGCGTCTTCAGTGAGGACTAAACGCAACACTACTCCTGAACACGATGAAGCATCTAAGTATCTTAGTGAGTCACAAGTAGCTAAGATGTCTATTAAAGAATACGAGAAGCGCATGGACGAGATCATGGAAGCCCAGCGCTCTGGTAAGTTTATTTACGATATGACAAAGAAATAACTTGACAAAGTTAAAGTCATAAGTAAAACTATAGCATATACACAAAATAAGTGTGTATGCTTTTTAAGCACTAGCCACATCAAAGAACTACCTCTAAGTATAGGCCCAGCGCAGACAGGGCGGCCACCCTCAATGCAATGCTGACCACCCTAATATGACGAGCCTCTTTCAGTGGGTATGTAGTGTTACTTTAACGCCATATCTATGAAAGGAAACTAACTATGGCTATTACTTCCGCATCTGGGGGTTTTGACGGTAACTGGTCTCCAGTAATCTACTCCAAACAGGCACAGATTGCTCTACGCAAAACTGCTGTCACAAACGCAATCACAAACAACTCTTACTTCGGTGAGATCGCTAACCAAGGCGATGTTGTTCGTATTCAAAAAGAACCAGACGTAACTGTTAACGCTCTACAGCGTCACACAGCTATTTCTGTTGAGAAGCTAAACGATGAAGACTTCTCATTGACAATTGACCAAGCTAACTACTTCGCATTCAAAATGGATGACATCGAAGATCAGTTCGCAAACGTTGATTACGTATCACTAGCTGCTGATCGTGCTGCATATAAAATGGCAGACGCAATGGACGCAGACGTGATGCAATACTTGTCAGGCCACACATCAGCAGGTGAGTATTCAACTGCAACATCTGGTGATGCACAGCACGACACTGCAGGTAACCTAACAGGCGAGTTCCTAACAGCGAACCACCTAGACGCAACTGACTTCTCTAGCTTGACTATCTCAGGTACTGCGACAGCAGGTGACTCAGTTCCTCTAGCACCACGCCTACCAGGTGCAACCTCATTGTCAGCAACAACTGTATCTCCTCTAACAGTCGTAGCTCGTATGGCTCGTTTGATGGATACACAGAGTGTTGACTCACGTGGACGTTGGATTGTAATTGATCCAGTATTCCTTGAAATGCTGAAAGACGAAGATTCACGTGTACTAAACGCTGACTTCGGTGGCTCTGGTCTAATGAATGGCTTGGTGTTGAACAACCTACACGGCTTCCGTGTTTATGTGTCTAACAACCTACCAGCAAAAGGCACTGGCGCAGGTACATCTGGTACAACAGCACAGTCAACTAACTACGGTGTTATCGTAGCTGGTCAGGAAGAAGCAGTAGCTTCAGCGGAGCAAATCAACAAAGTTGAGAACTACCGTGACCCTGATTCATTTGCAGACATCGTTCGTGGTATGCACCTATATGGTCGTAAGATTCTACGCCCAGAGGCACTTATCACAGCACGTTACAACGCTGCTTAATATCATAAACTTTGGGGCTGGCCTATGTGCTGGCCCCTTTGTGCTATTATAAAGGATTCAAAACATGGCTATCACAACAGCAATGTGCACAAGCTTTAAACAAGAACTTCTTGGTGGTATTCACGATTTGGATACTCACGTTCTTAAAGTTGCACTTATTGACGCAACTCATACAGGTACATATGGTGCGTCTACAACTAACTATTCAGATGTTACAGGTAACTCTGATGAAGTTGGTACTTCAGGTACAAACTACACTACAGGCGGTCAAGCACTAGACAGTGTTACTATTGCAAGTGCAAATGGTGTAGCTTATGTAGATATTGCAGATGAAGTATTTAGCAGTGTATCACTATCTGCTAGTGGTTGTATTATCTATAACTCATCTGTAGCAAACGAAGCTATCTGTGTAATTGACTTTGGTGGTACACAGACTGCAAGTAACGGTAACTTTACTATTCAATTCCCACCAAGCACAGGTAGTGTTGACGAAACAAACGCAATTATTCGTATTGAATAAAGGGTATAACTAATGGTTACTTTAGCCAACCGTGTAAAAATGAATGTGTCAGGCACACCTAGCACTGGCACAATAACATTGGGTACTGCAGAGACAGGGTATCAAACTTTTGCTGCTGGTGGTGTATCTGATGGTGATACAGTAAGTTACACGGTAGAAGACGGTGATGCTTGGGAGATAGGTACAGGTACTTATACAAGTAGTGGTACTACACTCTCAAGAACACTTGTTGAAAGCTCTACAGGTTCGTTACTAAACTTATCAAGTAGTGCTATAGTCTTTCTCACTGCAACATCAGATGACATTCAACAGCCCCCGTCAGAAGGGGCTTTTGCTGATGGTGACAAGACTAAACTAGATGGTATAGAAGCTAGTGCTGACGTAACTGATGCAACTAATGTATCTGCTGCAGGTGCTCTGATGAAGTCAGGCGGCACTATGACAGGTAA